GCTTCGTACTTCTTAGCCTTCTCATTAACCTCGGCAAACCTATCATAAGGTATTGTCTTGGCTTCTGGGGCTTTAGTACCATCCTGTACTCCTTCTTCTGTGGTTAGCGTCTTCTCTGACGATTCTTGGGAAGTGTCTACAGTGCTTGTTTCTACAGGTGCTGACTCTGTAACGGATGCTTCCGTTGTTGTGTTTACAGCCATTGAGTTTTTATCCTCCATAACTTTACCCACATTTTAACGACTTCAGTGTCGTACGGGTTAAAACAATTTATTTATAAAGAGCTAAAGTGAATCTCTCCACTATGCAATGGGCCGAGGATGGACCCACTGCACACTAAAGACATTCCTTATTTAATTATAACATACTCGTAACACCCTTAAACTTGCAATTGCATACCTTCAGGAAGTGGAGCATTAGGGTCTATACCTTCCATACCCCCTTGTGGTCCTTGTGGTGCTTGTTCTTCTGCTATTCTCTCTTGCTCTTCCTCTGGGTCTATGTCTAAGTTCTCTAGCAATGTTTGTCTGCTTACATCACCACCTGCTCTTAGTGTCATTAGAATATCTCTCTTTGCTTCTTTAGTATGTGCTACTCCACTTGTTATTCTTACTCTTACTTCAGGATTGGCTGGGATACTTACGACCTTTAGAAGTCTCTCCATCTCTTTAGGCTCTCGCCCACCACCTAGTATTCCAAAGTATTCTCCACTTGAGGCTCTGAATGGCTTTGTTAGTAATTGATACTCGTATCCTAATTGCAGTATGTCTTCTCCTAGTCTTGCTAATGTATTAGCAAGATTGTTGACTAAGTCTGACAACTGGTTAAAGTTAGAGGCTATTAAGGTCTCAATAGCAATGCCACTTTTAACTCCTGTGGGTGTCTGCCCTACAAAGGCTTCATTGGCTGCCCCAATTAATTGTATGTATGTACCTAAGGCGTTTATCTGTCTGTCTACATCACTTCCCATTGGAGGAGTAGGTAGAAACTCTGGCTTAAAACCTGCCTTGTAATAAATCTTCTCCCCATTCTGGTTAGTAACACTCTTAACTCCTGCACCTTTAGGTATTAAAAGTCTTCCCTTATTAATGAGTATGTTGTACTCAAGTCTTGAAGTCTCTAAGTAATTAGCAGCCTTGTTTAAAGGTACAATATTTTTAACCCAGCCCTCACCATAAATACCCCCTACATTAATATCAGGCTGGTATATCTCAAAAGGAAGTTTCTTAAATGTAGTTAATTCGTTTCTTAAAATCTCATTACTCTGTGGGCTTGTAGTTATTACTCTTATTCCGTCTTTAGTTACAAACCAACCCTCATGTAGAATAACATTCTTACTCGTGTTGTTTATGTTGTTCTCATTGTTAAGTATAAGGTTCTTGTAATCGCTCTCTGATAGGTTAGAAGTCGTTGTTAGATTCTCTACTGCTTTCTTGTCATAGTTAGGATTATTTTCAATCAGTTCTAATGGCTTACTCATTACCTTAATCACATACCTTGCGTCGTCCATGCCTGAACAATATGGGTCAATGTAAGTATCAAAAGGATCTAAACACTCTATCCAAACATTTCCCTCTCCGTCGTCTAGTCTGTCGTCATACCCATACTGGAATATACCAAGTCCATAAAGCAATCCGAACAGTAAACTCTTGTTTACCTTCTCTTCTAAGTTAAGTCTGTCATACTCAAATGCCAGATACTCTCCTAATATTCTTGAAGTGTCATTGTCCAGTTGTCCATAAGGCAAGGCGTCTACATCCCACGTTGGATTAGCCTTCATTACAGCGTTCCTAACAGCCCTACACACCATATAGGTATGGTTAATGTAAAAGGTCAATGGGTTTCTTACATCCTTAATAAATGTCCCTGTTGTTTTATCATACTTGAGGTTCTGGTTGCCTTTGTAGTACATGTAGTTTACAAACCATTGTAGTTCTACATTAGTACCTCTCCAATTTCTACTCTCATCAAACTTCTCTTTAGTGTAAGACATCCAATACTCTTTATCGTATTTTTCCTTACGCTTTCCTTCCTCGTACTTCTGGGCTGTGCTTGTTGCCATTTGTATACAAAACTAGATTAATGCTCCTCGTTCTTTATTCCTTAAAAGTCTTTTCTATCGCCTCTTGAATTACTGTGTCCATGTTCTCTAAATCTACTAGATTGCTAGTATCTTCTATCTCTTCTTCTTCGGGTTTTTCTCCATAAGTAGTAAACTCTGGCAAATCCCTTGCCTTAAGCAACTTCTGCAACTCTTTTCTCTCACTTGAGCCTGTTATTACCTGCAAAGAGGCTATAACTCCAAGAGCCACTACTGCTATACCTAGTAAAATGCACAAAACTATGACTGTTGTTTCCATATATACAATTATAACATATTAGATAAAACTGTCTCCCGACATTAAATTGTCTATTGACTCATTAACATCAACTTCGTCATCGTCTTCTTCTTTTTCCAGTTGTCCATACATATTAACCTTAGGGTGTTCAAAGTAGTCTGGTCTTGCCATACAAAGATATCTGACCGTGTCTACTAAGTCATCTCCTATCTTGTATGGTGTTGGGTTCATTCCATAGCTTCCATCATTAAACTCCTTCCAATGATAATTCTTTATCTCTTCCACAAGCAAAGGACATCTATTCTTGTCAATAAACAACCTGTTCTCTCTAATCATTCTAGTTACTCTGCTTATACCAGGCATAAGATCGTTGTTAGCAGGAACAAAGCCCCAGCCTTCTTCTTGCAATTGGAATAATATGCTCTGCCCACTGGTCTGGTCTGTTTTTCTTCCAGAAGGGTCTATAATAAACATTTCTATATCCTCTTCTTTAAGACCATTTCTAATCAACATTGACTGTAAATATCTTGATATATCTCCAACATGTAAATGACTCTCTCTAAACTCATCAATAACAAAGAGATTTCCCTCTAGGTCTTCTTTGGCTAATATACAAGCAGTCGGGTGTTCCCACCCAGGATCTAGCGACACAAAGAATATATCAGTAACTTTTCTCTCAGGACTTGGCTTACAATGTATCTCTTCCTTAAAGTCTGGATATATCATACCTGCAAAAGCCTCAAAACTTGCCATGTATTCCTGTTTCCATATCAATTCTGGAGTATCTTTTCTTACTTGTTCTATCTGTTCTGCACTCCAATATGGTGAATCATATACAGTATACCTATAACTACTATAATCCTTGTTATCACCTAGCCCCATTAGGTACAACTCATAGAATAAGTTCTGTCCTTTTGGTGTTCCGATAATCCTTGTTTGATTATCATCTGCCTTTACCATAGCCTTAAGAGTGTTATGCCATAGACTTGGCTTTTTGAGAATATGCCCTGCCTCATTTAACACTACCCTTTTATAGTTAAATCCCTCAAGGTTCTCAGGCTTTTGAGAACTCCCAAAGTCTATACTACCATTAGGTAATTTTAATATCTTCTTTTGGGCATTCCAATCACAGTATAATAAAACAGGCTTTAAAATAGGTCTAAAGTACTTCTCAATGTACTTATCTATGTTCACATGAACTGTATCAACCCAGAGGCTATTACAATTCAGTCTCATGGTCTCCTTACATATCCATTGGGCGAAATTATATGTTTTCCCTATTTGTCTTCCAGCTGGTACAATAACATAGTGCGACTGATCATTAATCGCTGGTAAAATAAACTCTGGATACTTAAAATCTAACTCAATGTTTTTTACCATCTTCTATTATGCCTTCATTTATAGTTATCTGTATTGGCATGTCCGCCTCTATCCCTATGGCTTGCTTTGGCTTTGGTAATCTAAAGTCCCATGCTAGCCTTAGTAACATAGCAAAGTCCCTGTTACTTGTATTGGGGTCTTCCAGTCTCTCTCTTAACTTCTCGTAGTCCTTAGTTATATCTTCGTTATCATAGGCAACCAGTAACATCTCTTTACTTAATGCCCCTATAGTTTCCTTTCCTGTTTTTCCCTGAGAGTCTGCCATTGTTTGCTACTTATAGGTTATATAATAGATTACTACGAGTTACTGCAACGACATAATGTAATCTATTACTATATTATACCATTAATTAAGTTTGTCTAATTCTCTTACTATCTTCTCCCTCTTCTTTTTAAGAGATAATAACTCCTCTTCTCTAGCCTCAGTTCTACCACCTTTAGATTGTATGCTGTTTATTATCTTGTGTCTCTGGTTATTTATCTGGTGCAACTGTGCCTTTAGTTTTCTCTTTTTACCAAATATCCTTTCCCAGCCCTCTTCATAATTCTTTTTGCTCTCTAGTGTAATTGTTGTATAGGGTTTACTTACATCTTCGCTCATAGTGTTTTAGTCCAATCTAAAATTAAATCTAAACTTAAACTAGGTCTCTTTATATACTCGTCCATGTTAA